ATTCGCACCAGAATCATCCTCTCCATTCGCACCAGTGTTTTTAGTAGGAGAACTTTCCTGCAGTATAACCAGAGTACCGTCGTTATCGTAAGGTTCGGCCTTAAATTCAGCGTCTGCAACAGTTTCTTGGTTTTTCATGAAAGACAAAGTAAAACCGGCCTGATTAGCCCCTACGATAGTTACTCGTAGGTCCCCGTCAATCTTATCCTCGTGGTGGAAGTGCACCACATACCGCTTACCATCATAGTTGCCTATGCCACCTAACTTATAGACGGAGACATTTTCATCACTATCAGTTTCATCTTTTCGCCCGGTATTGCACAATGCCATCAGTTTCTTCATGTTCCAGGTCATAATACCACTTTTGAAAATTACTTCCTCGTCAGTCAAGGCCTTTTTCATAGCGTATCCCAGATCGTCTTTGGCTTCGTAAAACTCCGGTTTATATTCTAGAGTAGCCCCGCCCTTAATGTACCCAGCACGATTAGCCTCTGTTTCCAGTTCTGCGTTCGAAGGAATACCTTCTGCACTATTAAACATTGAAATATACAGCTTGCCGCTGCCTAACACAATACGTTCGGTGGCTGTGCTTTCCGCCATATTTAATCCCTCCATAGTTTTTCTATAAACTCAATGGTATAAACAGCCTGATATAGACCTTCACTCTCAATGTAGGCTTCAATCAAGCCATACTCAATGCCCCGCTCGTTAAAAACAGCCTCAATCTTTCGCTGTGAGGCTAAGTCCTTATTCTTGCTATACAGTTCCACCAGATAGGTTTTGCTCAGCACCTCGTTCCTCTCATCACTGCCCCAGGCATCCGCCTCAGCTACCAAGTAGATAATATAAGGCAAGGACGGGGGCGAAATATAGTGGTGATACGCCACCGGCAGCCCGGTTGTTTTTAGTAGTGCAAACAATGCAGCCTCATCCACGTTTTATCGCCTCCTCCACCTCAGCAACAAACTCTTTCATGACCTGTTCTTCAGCTGGCCTGATATGAGGTTTACCCTCTACCCGGCCGCCACCTACTTTCGCATGGCCGTGTTCCAATAGGTGGGTCAGCCGGTAATGTGGCGCCTTTACGTGAATAATCCGCTTATGGGCTTGACCTACGCCCCGCTCAGTTTTCATGGCCCAGGACTTAGCATATTTGCCGTATCGTTTTGGCGAGGTTTGCTTGAGCCGCTTAACTGCGGCTTTTCCAACTTTCTCGCTTGATACGTTGACCTTCTCTACAACCTCCTGAGAATATTCGGCCAGGCCCTTTGCTATCTCGGCGGCAAGCTGGTCAATCTTGATTTTAGCCATCTGCTGTCACCCTTTCACACGTCAACTCCATCTCATCAAATGCCAACTTGGAGCCTTGGCGGGTCATTCCACCCCGGTAGGCCCTAATAACCTTATATCGTTCGCCCTCGAACTCTACTTCCCGCTCGCCACTATATTCGAACTCATGCGCAACAAACACTATTTCCGGCCTCAATCCGGCAGTAGCGGCGCCATAGAATTCCGATCTGCCAACAGATTTTACTTTGCATAGTATTGTCTTTCGAGTTTCAACCGGGATCTGGTTGCCAATTTCGTCCTCTTTGACGGTCTGAGATATCAGAGTCAGTTCGTGATCATACGTCACTGGCACCACCTCCGGCGTGAATGATCATGTTGTGCAGCCGGTATTGCAGGTGCCTCGGCATAGCCTCCATGGTGTCTCGATTCTGGTACCGCCAGGTAGCAAAATCCACTACGAACATAAGATGATAAGGGTTGGTACCATCAAGCACCAACCCCTTCTCGTCTCCTAATTCGCTTGTAACGCCCTCTATGATAGCGACAAGGTAGGTGTCCCTTACCTCAGTGGTTAGTCCTATACGAGCCTTTACTAGCCCCAAAACAGTGTTTACATCCATCCCATCGCCCCCTTAATGGCGACAATTATATCCGCCTTCAACATTCGTGCGTTCAGCCCTTCAATGCCGTGCTCATTGGCAAAGTCCATCAGTTCAGTCTTGGTCATCGCCTCTAGGTCAACAGGCATCGCCGAGGCGGGCATGCTGAACGCCTCTACTCGTTTCCCCCTTCTTCCCCAGCCTCGTTCTTTTCGGGTTCGTAGGTTACATAAAACCCAGCATTCTCATCTAGCACCCCGGTATCAAAACGCACTACGCCAGCCAACAGTTGGCCGTAGATATTGTTGTCCATCCACCGCAACGATACTTTCTTGCGATCAAACAATCCGCAATACTCACGGGCATCACCGATAAAGGCGTTTAGGTTGGTGTCATCGTCACCCAGGATGTCATCATCCAGCACGACCACCTCACGGCCAGCGAAGGATTTGCCGGACGCAGCAGTGATACTGTCCTGCAGCAGGTAGCGCCCTTCTTTGTCCTTCACGGTGTCCAGTTCGTGATACAGGCTAGCCGTTACAAACAATTTAGCATTATAGATGCG